ACACCATTAACTGTCTCAGCATAAGTTTTATATAAGAGATAAGGCATATCAATGATAACTTCAGATGTCTCACGGATATCGATAATTTCTCTTAAAGCATAAGAACTTTGATCAATTGTGGGTGCTGTAGCAGCACTGATATTGGGTGTAAAGGTAACACACAACCTACCACTATGAAAATCAGTCTTAATAATCTTAAGGTGAAGTCTAATCCCTCCTCGAAAGTGCGAAAAGCAACGAGATAGGATGGCAAAGGGAGGTCCAGTAATGTAATGACTAACATTAACACCACCACTATTCTCAGTAATATGAGAATGAGAGGGTCCAACCTGTGTATCCAAAAGTGCGTCGCCAGCATTATCAGTAGTAGCAAAAGTAAACGAAGAAACGTAAGACGGAATAGCTTTCAAATAATCAAAAGACATCTCATCTAGATCCGTTCCAGCAAAACCAGGCTGTACTTTAACACTTGGAGCAGAAGATAATGATAAAGGCTCAGCGCTAGTGGCGCCCTCAGCATTAGGCATACTGCGAAATGGACGTACAACAATAGGCGTATTAGCAACATCGAAGTTCGGTTTAGACCAACCAAACGCAGATGCCACATCACTGCCCATCCGAGTAATCCATGACACTGGGCCAGCAATATCAGAGAGCAGAGGAACGCCTGAAACAGTTGTAGCAACTCTAGACACAGCATCCAACGCTCCTGAGATAGCACCAGTTGACATTTCACTTTTCTCCTTGTTAAATGACACTTTCTTAACTCTGGTTCGGCCAGGAGCCTCACCAGATTGGGGGTAAAGGGGTGTAGCTACTTCAAAATCTTCGAAGTGGGCAAAAATGGATACATCAGCAAGTGTTGGTCCACCACTACCAGTGGTAAGTGGAGACAAAACACTCAAATAAGCATAACCCCATTCGCCAACTTCAGATTCTGTATCGTACCATTGGGTTGGTGCAATATAAGGAATTCTTAAAGTAGCTGCAGAGTCCCTGCAATCAATCTCAACATGAGGCTGCTGAGTCTTAGTTGCAAGGTTATGATTGTGCATGCTTTCAGTGTGGGCTGCGCCCAACTGATTAGCAATAGGTATGAAATGCAGTAACAATCTTCCTGCATTAAATGGTTGTGCATTAATAGTAACTCTTAATACAAGAGTACCTCTTACATTACGAAAACCATGCCATTTACGGGCAAAAACATCACTATTTATAATAGTACGAGACCATACATTATACAATTGAGCATTTGCTAAGCTAGCAGTGCTCCATTGAATAGTAGTAAGATGTTGTGGTTTCTTCATGAAAGCTCTGATGGATTCATCAGTCTCAGGCTCAACGCCGAGGCTTTTGTATCCATGCACAATCCGTTCCAATTCTGCTTTCCGCTCGGGTCCGTCATCAACAAAAGTAGTTGATCCGGAAGTTACCGCCTCTTGGGTCGGTACAGTTTGTTCAGTATTTGTAGCAACTTAATATATTCATCATGCGAACAAGTCAATTCTTACATGATATAGGTGGGTGCCCTGGGTATTGGTTATTTAGCCGTCCTGACCCTGGACCGTCAGCCTAAATAGGCCTCGGACTTTAACGCTTAAAGATCATCCTAATGTTATTTAAAACCACCTCTCCTCATCCAGCTTCTTAGGCCTTCAATTGAGAACATAACATTGTGCAGAAAGCGAGGTTATTTTGCCTTTAGAAATAAGACACAAGAGACAAAGCTCCTGCCTTACAATCCCTGTAAGTGATTATCTTGGGATAGTAGTTCAGAAGTTCTGTCGAGTATCTTATAATTTTGGGCGAGTATTCTAGAAACGCATCTTGTCCATGGAGTGCAAGCTCAAACAACATAGTTTGAACGGTAGCATAAACACCATCAATCGGTGCATTATCTTTAGTCCAATATGGAGCTTCTAGAACAACAGACAGGTCGAGAGGACATATAACCCTCATGTACTGTCTGTCAAAAACAAATGCCCTTTTCAAGAAAGTACAATCTCTCCAAGGACGAAAATTAGCCATTTCTAAAGCTTTGGTTTCATCAGTATACTCATACTAATGAGTCCAAATTCAAAAGACATAGCATTTTGATTGGCAACTTCAAAATACTCTGAAACATTAACACCATTGTCATCACCATAGGTAACAATAGACACGTTTGAAGCGAGCTGTTCAACAATGGGTACATACTGATCAGGAAAAGCACCTAATGGCGCAACATTAAGAGATCTTAACTTAGCAGCAACTATGCAGTACCT